CCCAAAACACACCATAACGAACTCAAGCAATCAAAATCGATTTCGATTCCGTTTACAAAACTTTTTCAAGCAAGTGAAATTTTCACGATGGGAAGATACCACCACAACGCAGGTCTGACTGAAGAGCAACAATTGGCTCTTAGAATCAAAATTCGCAAGCAAGCCGCTGCAAAACGGGGACTTGACTTTGATGAAGAGATGGACGAGTACATATGCCGAGAATGTCTCGGTTCGTTCAGCTCACTGGAACAAGCTGAGAAGGATCATGAATGTGATCCTAACATAGATGATGACTACGGCACGTTTTACCTAGAGGACTTTATATCACATAAAGTCAAATCAACGTTGGCCGAACGAGAATACGCAAAGAAGCCTATCAAGGATCTTTGTGCAATTACGAGGGAAGCACTGCCCGCAAACCCTCAAGTGATTATTCCATTGACTGCTGTAAAATCAGTGATGAAGTTTGAAGAAGTGGTTGCTGCAAAGCCACTTCTACCAGTGGTAATGGGAAATGAGGTAGAAGCACATATCACAAATGCTTCTACTCAAGTGAGTGCGTTGGTTGCAGGGAGGAAGCCGGCAATCAAGAAAGAGTGGAGACCAGTCAAGAAAGTCATCTCCATGGAGGAAACACTTATCAATAAAGAAGTGGAAGAGGTGATATACCCACGAGTTAAGTTCAATATGAAGGAAATTAAACACGAGGAAGAATATGATTTCCACTTCATAATGGGTCCACAACTTGAGGGTGACGACAAAGGTCCAAGTGATGAAATGCTAGCACAACAACGAATGGATTTCGCCAACAGCCGTAGAGCAGAAGACGAACATCTATCAACCGAAAAATTGAAGTATAATCAAGCAGTACATGAATTCGATCCAAAGGAGCAAATCAGTTATGGAAGGCTCAAGGGGCTTAGGGTCAAAAATAAGGAGACGCTAGTTCACAATACCAAGGTGAGAAAACCAATCAGATCGACTCGAGCGATCGAATCACTGATTGCGTTTGTTGCAAAACGAGCATCACGGCAGGGATTTTCCATGGATATAATCGAGCGAAAGAAGCGCGTGAACAAGCTGACGTTTAAACGAATTGGTGATAGTAAACATCTTAAGGTGATGACTCGACATGAGACAGGACGATTTTATTGCACCGATTTGTATGCTGGTGAATTCTTTGATCATGCACTACATTGTATGAGGTCAGTGATTAAACACGAAAGACCCACTCATGATGACATAGGTCCTGGTTGGAGTGGAGTTGTACTTAAATCGAGAAACCTGCAACTCAGTGGGCTATATGTTAAGGATCCTTATTTTGTCATTCGAGGAAGATTTGGTCCAGACGTTGTTGATGCACGTCAACCAATGGAATGGTCGCAGGTTAAGCAGATTGAACACTATTCTGACGACTTTAAGAACCGATTTTGGAAATCATTTGAAGAAACATTTATCATGTTGCGCAAATCGAAGGTTCATGAATGTGTGCGTGACGTACCTGTTGAGAAATTTGGTCAAGCTGTAGCTTTGTTCACTCAGATGCTTGTGCCTATATTTAAGACTACGTGCTCACAATGCATAAAATTAGCCACAAACCGGTCAGTTGAGCAGATCCACTTTGACGCAAGCAGAAAGGTAATCGCAGATTATTACGAGAAAGTTAAAGAAGATGTTGACTTTTCGCATTTCATAACAGCTTTCGAACTGCTCTCAGGAATTGAAAAAGACTCTCAATTGGGGCTAGAAAATTTTTCTAAGACGAATGAGATTGTCATGCTCGCACAAACAAGTCAGATTAAGCAAATGAAAGATTTGAATGAGATCATGGTCAAACGTCATAGAATCAGTGATGAAGAATTTGACAAGGCGAGCACAATAGTACTTGAACTCGCACGATGGTTTAAAAATCGTACTGATAGTCGAAAAGCAGGGGCGCTAGAAACGTTTCGGAATAAAATATCTGCGAAAACACATCTCAATATGGCACTGTTATGCGATAACCAATTAAATGTCAATGGTGTTTTCCAGTGGGGAGAAAGAGGTTATCATGCTAAGAGATTGTTTGCTAATTTCTTTGATGAAATAGATGAATCTACTAGTTATGAGAAATATGCCATTCGGAAACACATCAGAGGTGAGCGTCATTTAGCGATTAAGAACCTGATGGTGACTACAAATTTGGAGAAGATGAGAGAGTCAATGAGGGGCATCGAGGAAAACCGCCATCAACTGACGCAAAATTGTGTTGTTAAAATAGAAGGAAACTTTGTTTACTCATGCTGCTGTGTGACTCTTGATGATGGGAAGCCATTCGAATCGAGGGTTCGTATGCCGACGAAACATCACCTGGTCTTAGGTAATAACCTAGACGAGAAAGTTGTTAAATTGCCAGAGCGAGTGACAAATAACATGTTCATTGCAAAAGATGGATATTGTTATATCATCATATTTCTTGCTATTTTGATCAACATTCAGGAAGCAGATGCGAAAGAATACACACAAATGGTTAGAGACAAGGTTATCAAGACCCTTGGGAAGTGGCCCACAGCTAGAGATGTTGCAACAATGCTTGTGTATATGAGAGCTTTCTATCCCGAAATTGAAACAGCTGAGCTACCAAAAATTCTCATAGATCACACTCACAAGACGATGCACGTCATGGATGCATTTGGATCGATGTCGACGAACTACCACGTGCTGAAGGCCAACACGGTTGCTCAATTCATCCAATTCGCCTACAATGAAATTGAGGGAGAAATGCAAAACTACAACGTTGGGGGCGATTACACAGTTTCATACGATGATTCGGATGGAGAGTTCACAGTTGAGGAGTTGAATTCAGAAGAACACACAGACGTAGTAGGAGGTGATGCATCTACGAAATTAGAGTTTGCGACTCATTCTGAGAAACTCTCAAACTTTAAAGTGTTGATTGGCGCGATGTTTAGTGCTTCGAAGTTTAGAAGCTTACTGATGGCAAATCCTTACTACATACTGTTTTCACTTTTGTCGCCAACTGTGGTTATCCGAATGTATAGAGATGGTTTGTTCGACCAGGCTATAAATATAGCAATGGCCGACAACATGGAAGTGGGTGAAATGATGATCAGGTTGAAGTGTCTGGCACAAACAGTATCAATGTCGGAATCTCTCATTATTCAATCATTTGCCATTGGGAGTAATTGTGAAAGTTTGTTGGAGTACTTACCGAGTGTACGAATGGCCGACCGGGTGACTAATATAGCCAGAATGCATCTTGAAGTTTTGATTAAGGCTATTGAAGTTGATATGAAATTATCAGATAGTGGCTTTGTAGTTACTACTGCAAACTTCATGAAGAAAAAAGAAGATTTGTATGTGCAAATCTACGACGAAGCATTGTGCGCTTCCGGGTTGCGAAACAGATTGCGGTTATCTATCTATCGATTAAAGCAATCAAAGCCTTTACATTCACAAATCGCAAGAGCAAAAAGAAACGTTTCGCTAGACGCATGGAAACAGTTTACACACGAACGTTTGGCGGACACAAGGTGTATTGCTAAGAAAGTCCAATACCACACAGTGGGAAGAGTAACTAGATGCTACACCTCAATTTGCAAGCAGATTGTGGTGTATATGTTTAATAAGCTGTACACTTTTCTCTCTGAAATATTTAAAGTGGTTAACCTGTTAATATTAGTTAGTTTGCTATTACAAATATATTATTTGTGTGTTAGGATTTGCAGAGAGCGCTATGCGCTCAAAAACCAGGTCAAGCAGATGGAATATGCCAATAATAGTAAACTTGTCCTGCAGGTTTACGATGAGTTCTACGAGTTGAATAAAGGATGTCCAACGAAACAAGAATTTCTCGATCACATCATCAACACGAGACCAGAGTTAGTCGAATTTGTTAGGATGCAAATGATTGATGTTGAATTTCAGCATAAGAGGAAAAGTGAAAATGACTTGGAACGCATAGTAGCGGTGATAGCGATGATCATGATGGTGTTTGATTCGAGCCGGAGCGACGCAGTATTCAAGATACTAAACAAGTTGAAGGCAGTGTTCGGAACCTTTAACGAGCGAGTACAATTTCAGAGTCTGGATGATGAAGTGAATATTGACAAGGGCTTAACAGTTGACTTTGACATAGTTGAGCTGAACACACCAGTTGCAGTCACGTTCGATGTTACGTTTGAGGACTATTGGCGAACACAGCTAAACTCTAATCGATTGTGTGAACATTATCGAACTACGGGAGCCTTTATAGAATACACACGAAGTCGAACTGAGGAAGTTGTGCGAGAAATTGCTGAGAACCCAGTGAGCAACAATTTTCTGATTAGAGGGCCAGTTGGATCTGGTAAATCAACTGGATTCCCAGTTGCACTGAGTGCAAAGGGAAAAGTATTAATACTGGAACCAACTAGACCTTTGACGGAAAATGTGACAAGGCAATTGAGTGGTGCTCCATTCTTTCAAAGTGTCTCTATGTGCATGAGGGGCGTTCATGAATATGGGTCTGGAAACATCACAGTGATGACAACAGGCTACGCACTGCACTATTTTGCGAATAATAGAGATCAGTTGAATAAATTCAGCTTTGTTCTTTTGGATGAATGTCATGTGATGGATGCATCAGCCATGGCTTTTTACTGCCTGTGTAAAGACATGAAGTATGTCGGTAAGATACTCAAGACATCGGCAACGCCACCAGGGAGAGAAACGGACATTGATAAGTCACAAAAGAAAATCAAGTTGCTTAAGGAATCATCCCTAAGTTTTGAGGACTTTGTCGCAGCACAAGGCACTAGATCAAATGCTTGTGTTATCAGTCATGGAGCGAACATACTGGTGTATGTTGCGAGTTATAATGAGGTTGATCAACTTAGTGCTTTACTCATCGCTAGAGGGTACCGCGTCACTAAAATCGACGGTAGAACTATGAAAACCGGTGGTGCTGATATCGAGATGAAAGGCTCACGAGATTTACCACACTTCGCCGTTGCAACTAACATCATAGAGAATGGAGTCACATTGGATATTGATGTTGTAGTTGATTTTGGTATGAAAGTGGTAGCAAATCTGGATGCAGACCTACGAATGGTCAACTACTCAAAAGTTGGAGTCAGCTTTGGAGAGAGGGTGCAACGACTAGGGCGAGTTGGAAGAATCAGGGATGGCGTCGCACTGAGAATTGGCCATACTGAGAGAGGAATACAAGAGGTGCCTGAGGCGATTGCAACTGAAGCCGCATTGTTATGTTTTGCCTACGGACTGCCAATTATGCCACATAATGTAGTTGTGAGTGCATTAGCGAAGTGCACGAGTCAACAAGCACGAGTCATACATAGTTTTGAACTGCCTCCACTCTTTTTGTTGGAATTAGTTAAAGAAGATGGAAGTATGCATCCCGAAATATACAGGCATTTGAGCAAGTACATATTGAGGGACACTGAAATCAAATTGTTAAAGACTTCTTTGCCTAATGCGAACACGAGTAGGTGGTTTAAAGTGAAGGATTATCGGAAATTTGGTGCACGTGTAGCACTGGACGATGAGTGCAAAATCCCATTCTACGTTAATAACGTTCCAGACAAGCTATACGAAGACATTTGGAATGCTTGCGTGCAATTTAAAGAAGATGTGAAACCCGCGAGAATCACGACGGCGTGTGCTCAAAAGATAGCTTACACACTACAAACTGACTCAAGCTCAATTGCGCGCACAATTGGCATCATAGACCATTTGTTGGCTGAGGAACGTATAAAACAGGCACACTTTAGATCAGCGTTTTCTGACACAGTTTCGACGTCATCGTTTACTATAGCAGGAATCACTAAGTACCTGAGGTCAAGGTATATGCATGACCACAGCGACGAAAACATCGAAACTCTCCAACGGGTGCGAGCTCAAATCATGGAATTTCGTAATTTATCAGTGCCATTCAGTGATGTAGAAGCCATTAGAGATTATGGTCATATGTCAACTGTTTTGTTCCAAAGCAAGGAAGATATTGTGAAACAACTTCAGTTGAAGGAAAAGTTTGACATGAGAACAGCAGTTCACGACGGTCTGATTTGTTCAGCTGTATTTATCGGGGGTCTTTGCATGATCGCAAATGCATTTTACGAGGGAATCAATGAGACTGTTGAGTTTCAAGGCAAGCGAGAGAGGCAAAAGCTCAAGTTTCAGAGAGAACGCTCAGAGAAAATGAACAGAGGTGTGTTTGATGACTGTGAAGACAACCATGACAATTTCGCTAAGGAATACTTGAAGAAGAAGAAGAGCAAAGGTCGATCGGGAGGAAGTGATACTAAAGCTCGTAGATTTGTGCACATGTACGGATTTGATCCACAAGAGTATTCAATTGTAAAATTTTTGGATCCGCTTACGGGGATTGTGTATGATCAAAACGACTTCAAGAGTACATGGGAACTAAGTGACAAGATTGTGAAGGACAGATTTGATGACGATGATCTTGAGCGAGAGCTATTACGATATAGGCCTGAAATTCACGCCTATTATTTTAAACATGGTAGTCACAAAGCCATCAAGATTGACATGACACCTCATAACGCAACTAAAGTTGGGAAGGTAAGTGGGCGAGCCGTGGGATTTCCGTCCCGTCAAGGTGAGTTCCGGCAAACTGGTGAACATGTGGAGGTTGATGTATCAAACATCGATGAGAGGGTGACCAGTCAACTTGTGGATTTTGAAAACAAATCAGCTGTTAAAGGACTCCGGAATTATAGTCCAATTTCCAAAGTCATTTGTGAATTGAAGATTTCATCTGATGGGAACTCTAACACACAGTATGGAATTGGATTTGGCTGCTATATAATCGCAAATCAACACTTATTCAAGAGGAATAATGGCACGTTGCAAATCAAATCAGCGCATGGTGATTTCACAGTCGTGAACACGACACAATTGCAAGTCATGCCAATCGAGAATAGGGATATAATAATAATACGCATGCCAAAAGACTTCCCACCATTCCCGATGAAACTGAATTTCAGGGAACCAACAGACAAGGAACGCGTGTGTTTGGTAGGTGCAGAGTACACAGGGAAAACGATTTACACATCGGTTTCTGAGTCCAGCTTCACTTATCCGGAAAAAGACACTCACTTTTGGAAATATTGGGTTTCAACAAGGCACGGGCAATGTGGGCTACCAGTGGTGAGCGTGAATGATGGTTCCATAGTTGGAGTGCATAGTTTGTGTTTTCTGGATAAGGAAGAAAACTTATATTCATCATTCCCCAATAACTTCGATGAAATCATTATAAACATGGTTGATGAAAACTGGCAAAAGAATTGGAAATTCAACATTGATAACATCGCGTGGGGTTCGATGAGTATCTTAGGCAGTAAACCGGAAGGGTTGTTCAGAACAATCAAGGAATTCACGATTGGGAAATCACCTGTTGAATTGCAATCAAAAAGCGACGAAGATTTCACATGGTTAACGAAACACATTGATGGAAATCTCAAGCAAATAGGAGAGTGCCCTGGTAACTTGATAACGAAACACATAGTTAAAGGGAAGTGTCCAATATTCAGTATATACTTGCAAGAACACCCAGATGCGATGGCATACTTCACGCCATTGATGGGTTTTTATGGAAAGAGTGCTCTCAACAAAGCAGCTTATGTGCAAGACTTGTGCAAATATTCCTCGACAATTGTAGTTAACCGTGTGGAACCGGAAGTGTTCGAGCTCGCTGTTGAGGACGTGGTTAATTTATTAGAGCGCGGAGGAATTGGACGATGTGATTACATAACGGATGAAGCGACGATCATACAAGACTTAAACATGAATGCCGCAGTGGGAGCTCTATACAAGGGAAAGAAAAAGGATTATTTCTTGGATTTTACTGAGCAAGACTTCAAGGACATTGTGATGGCGAGCTGTGAGAGGTTGTATGATGGGAAATTCGGCATTTGGAACGGATCATTAAAAGCCGAGCTTCGATCAATGGAGAAGGTGTTGAGTAACAAGACGAGATCATTTACAGCAGCGCCAATTGAAACGCTGCTAGGAGGGAAAGTGTGTGTGGATGACTTCAACAACGCCTTTTACAAAGCCCACTTGAAAATTCCCTCTACAGTGGGAATAACAAAGTTTTATAAGGGTTGGGATCGTTTACTGAGATCTTTACCGGAAGGATGGTTGTATTGTGATGCGGACGGAAGCAGATTTGATAGTTCGTTAACACCGTATCTAATTAATTCTGTCATCACAATACGAGAACGCTTCATGGAAGACTGGAAAGTTGGGAGAAGGATGCTACGAAATCTTTACACTGAAATTGTGTACACTCCAATTGCTACACCGGATGGGTCGTTACTCAAGAAATTCAAGGGTAATAATAGTGGTCAACCATCCACAGTTGTTGATAACACACTCATGGTCATGATGGCAGTTCAGTATGCACTGAGAAGATGCCAGATTGAAATTGAAACACAAGACGAGGTGATAAAGTATTTCTGTAATGGTGATGACTTAATCATTGCGATTCGACCAGATCAAGCGTCAGTGCTTGATACATTTCAGGAGAGTTTTGAACACTTAGGCTTGACGTACGATTTTTCGAGTCGTACAACGGATATAAGTCAACTGAGCTTCATGTCACACGTTGGGAAGTTGGTTGAACAGACGTACATACCAAAGCTAGATGTTGAAAGGATCGTAGCTATACTCGAGTGGGACAGAAGCAGTGAACCCTTGAGTCGATTGGAGTCATTGGTAGCTGCTATGATAGAGGCTTGGGGTTACGACGATTTGCTTCACGAGATAAGGAAGTTTTATGCATGGGTTTTAGAGCAAGCGCCTTACAGTCAGCTTGCAGCTGATGGTAAAGCACCATATCTGGCGGAAACAGCATTGCGAAGATTGTATCTCGATGTTCATGCAACCGAGGAGGAGTTAGAAAAGTACTACAATGCATATGCAGACATTACTTTGGACGACACCCCACAAAGAGTTGCCTTTCAATCTGACGAAACAACCGATGCGGCACGACAGCAACTCGTGAAGAACAAGGACAAACAGGTTGTGGATCAGCAAAGAGATGTTGAAGGTGGTTCCCATGGAACATTTGTCGTACCAAGATTTAAGGGCATTAGCAGTAAATTAAAGTACCCGAAGTATGAAGGAGATACTGCAGTGAACCTCGAACACTTACTGGTGTATAACCCTGACCAGTTGGATATATCGAACACTCGTTCAACACAACAACAGTTCAACACATGGTTTAGGCGAGTTATGGAAGCATATGGAAGTGATATAGAAGGGATGAAATTGATCACAAATGGTCTGATGGTTTGGTGTATTGAGAATGGGACTTCAATGAACTTGAAAGGCAATTGGGTAATGATGGATGGGGAAACACAAGTCGAATATCCAATTTCACCTTTATTGGAATTCGCTCAGCCTACATTTAGGCAAATAATGATGCACTTCAGTGACCTGGCTGAAGCATATATTGAGAAGAGAAATGTTACTGAACGGTATATGCCACGCTACGGCCTCCAAAGGAATCTGAGAGATTATAGTGCAGCCCGAGTAGCATTTGACTTTTTCACAATTAAGTCAAGCACATCGGCAAAATTAAGGGAGGCTTGTATACAAATGAAAGCAGCGGCCGTCAAAGGTGGTAACAACCAACTATTTGGCTTGGACGCAAAGGTGGGGAGTGAAGAGGAAGACACAGAGAGACACACAGCAGATGATGTGCGTAGAGGAATGCACTCCTTACAGGGTGCACGCTTCTGAGCCTTTAGTCTCAAAGTTAGCATATTTCCTTTCCCAGTTTAGAGTGAAGTACTGAACGAGGAGTACCTCTGGTATGTATAAGACTAAACGTCGCTCGCATTGCCCATCATGCTAAGTGAGTCTGAGACTCGTGTATGGTG